TAGTAAGAGAAGTTAATCCTGATTATTTTATTAATTTTGCAGCGCAATCTTTCGTAGGTTCAAGCTGGCAAATTCCTGAACAAACATTTGACGCTGGCGCTATGGGTGTGTTAAGGTGCCTTGAGGCTGTGCGTAAACACTCTCCAAAATGCAGGTTTTATAATGCTGGAAGCTCTGAAGAGTTTGGAGATGTAAAGTATATCCCTCAAGATGAAAAGCATCCATTGTCTCCAAGATCTCCATATGGAGCCGCAAAGTGTGCCTCAAGACATATAGTAAAAATTTACCGTGAGTCTTATAATCTTTTTGCAATTCAAGGTTATCTTTTTAATCATGAATCCCCGAGAAGGGGAGAAGAGTTTGTCACTCGAAAAATTACCAAAGGAGTAGCCAGAATTTTTAAAGCTATTAAAAATGAACAGCCTTTTGAGCCTATCCATTTAGGAAATGTTGACGCAAAAAGAGACTGGAGCCATGCTATAGATTTTGTTGATGGAGTATGGAAGATGCTTAACCAAGAACATCCCAATGAGTATGTCCTTTCTAGTAATGGAACCCACACTATTAGAGAATTCGTTGAGCTAGCATTTAAAGAAGCTGGTGTAGAAGGGTTTTGGCATGGTCATGGGACGAGTGAAGAATTTTCCATCTCCACTGAATACGCCATCAAGAACGAAGTCAACTCCTCTGCTCTGGTTAAAATTGATCCAAAATTCTTTCGCCCAGCAGAGGTAGAGCTTTTACTTGGAGATTCTTCCAAAGCTCGCCAAGAATTAGGATGGAGTCCAAAATGGTCTTTCCATCAATTAGTAAAAGACATGGTCGCTTGTGATTTAAACTCTTAAAATGGCAAACTGCAAAGAAATCGTTTTAAAATTCGTAAAAGAAGGGCACATAGTTTGGTCAAGGGATATGAAAGCCGCAGCGAGGCTTTTGAAAAAGTTCCCTGATAAAGACTTTTGGGATTGGGTTGAGCCTTATCCTTTGGTGCCTAACCTACATTTTTTGCAATCTCCAGATAACATTGGAATACTAAATGACAGGTACAGGTTGTTTCTCCAGCAGAAATACCTCAAGCAATCGAAAGAAAAGCTCAAAGAAAGCTTTGACTCAAAGGCTGCAATCAGCTACAATCAAGAGGACACAAAAGTGGGCGAAGATATTCAAATCATCAAAAAGCCTAGAACCTTAAAAGAATTTCTTAATTATGGCACGACCTCCGAAAACACAGCAGCCTGAAGAAAAAATCTCAGCAGTTGGAGCCTCAAGCAGACTCCATGCTATTTTAAGTAATAAAGATCACAAAGATGATCACTTTAATTTTCAAGAAGCGGTAACTTGGAAGATTTCTACGGGCAGTTTACTTTTGGACGCTGCGGTAGGTGGAGGCATTACCCCTTCTCTTATCCGTCTTTGCGGGCCAAACAATGAAGGCAAAACGCCTCAAGCATTAGAAATTTGCAGAAATTTCCTTTTAGAGATTCCAAAGAGTAGAGTGGTCTGGGTCTTGGCAGAGGGTCGCCTCTCTAAGGAAAATAGAGAACGCTGCGGTATCAAGTTCGTCACTGACGCTTCGGAATGGACTGATGGTTCAGTTTTCATCCTTGAGTCTAATGTTTACGATTTAGTAATTGATGTCATTAAGGACCTTGTTCTTAATAATGAAGAAGATAACCGTTATTGTTTTGTTATCGACTCGATGGACGGCCTCATCTTAAAGAGAGACAAAGATACAAGCCCAGCAGACGCGAGCAAGGTCGCCGGAACTCAAGTCATCAGCAAGAAGCTTCTACAATCACTAAGTATTGGAATGTTTAAGCATGGTCATCTAATGATTGCGGTTAGCCAGATTACTTCTGAAATTAAGATCGATCCCTATGCTAAAAACGCTCCAAGAGGAGGAATGTTCAGTGGCGGAAATGCGCTATTGCATTGGGCTGACTTTATCCTAGAGTACAGCACGACAGCGATGGGAGACTATATCCTTGACAATCCAGCAGGGAAGATGAATGACGGCAAGACTAAATCGATTGGAAAGTATTCCAAAGTAATGATTCAAAAGTCCACCAGTGAAGCTACTCGTAAAAACATTATCCAATATCCTATTAAATTTGGCAAAAAGCCTTCTGGCATCTGGGTGGAATACGAGATTCTCGACTGTTTACTGATGTGGGATCTTGTAGTCGCAAAGGGAGCTTGGATTACTGTTGACGATTCTTTGGTTGAAGAGCTTAAAAATATTGGAATTGAAATGCCCAAACAGCATCAAGGAAGAGAGAATTTCAGAAAATGGCTTGAAGAAAATGAACAGGCTACTAAATATCTCTTCGGCAAGCTTAAAGCTGTTCAATCAAAATGAAGTTATATTCTGTAACTGGCAGAATAATTAATAAAAACGTTTCCCAATTTTCAATAGATTGGGATAAAGAATCTCGCTCAAAGATACAGTTTCAAGTCAAGCAATTCCTAAAGCCATTTTGGAAGACGCATTCCTGTTACGAAGAATTCCCCGTCTTTGGAAGCAGGATGAAGGTCGATTTTATCAATATCTCTCGCAAGATAGCAATAGAGGTAAATGGCGACCAACACTCTTCTTTTAATAAGTTTTTTCATAATAACTCAAGACTTAATTATCTTAATTCTATAAAAAGAGATTACAAAAAATCTATATGGTTAGAGAAAAATGGCTTTCAATTAATAGAATTAGAGACCTCTGATTTAAAAAAATTAAGCTACGACTATATAAATCATACATTCAATATCTCGTTGGTGTAATATAAGCTGTGGCAAAAAATAAAGAATTCCATTTCCCGGAAAGCATTCTATCCCAGATAGATGAATGTTCGCAGGGAGGATTCTTGCTTTTTACTTTTGACAAAAAGGGGATGCCAGAAGTAAGATCTAAATTCGATAATGCACAGAACGCAATGGCTATGCATTATTACATAAATAATTGGCTTAGTGCAGTTGAGCAAATTAATTTAGAGAACACAATCCACAACATTATCGCTTCTGATCAAAACGATGAAGACGACGATGAAGACGGCGAAGATGGTACTGCTAGTAAATGACTCTTTTTTTAGTTAAATGAAGCTTTCCTCTATTAAGGTAGAGCAGCACTTGCTTGGTGCGCTCATTAGAAATTCAGAAGCGTTTTATGATATAGATCATTTTATATCAGAAATTGATTTTACAAATGATGTCAATGGTACAATATATTCAATAATCCGTCAGATATGCAACGCTAAAGAGAAAGTAGATAAAGTAATTCTGGCTCAGAAAATCCAGAATCTTGGCATCTCTTTCCAAGAAGACCTTGACATATATGACTATATTGATTGTCTTTCTCTGACAGTTTCAACAAAAGAATCTGCATTTAAATACGCTCAAGAACTAAAACAGTTCTCTATTCGCCGCGATATAAAAAGCATGGCTCAAAGGATAATAGAAACAGTTTCTGCTAATCCTGAGAAAAATGCCAATCAAATCATAGCTGAAGTAGACTCCATATATGGCGAAAAGATTAATTCTTTTGATGCCACTGAAGAGATTAGAAACATATTCGATGACATAGAGTGTTTCATTGAAGAAAAAGGCAATAATCCTCAAGATGAATCAGGTATAGATTTACATTATCCAGAGTTTGCAAGGCTCTATGGAGGCTTGAGGAATGGCAATGTTTACGCAATCGTTAGTCGCCCCGGTCAAGGCAAAAGCTCATTCTTGGTCGAAATGTCTCTTGGAGCTTATTTAAAGAATAAGAAAGTTAATGTTCTTTATCTTGACACTGAGATGTTTTCACAAGATGTCAAACTTCGCATTGCTGCGGCAAAGACAGGTGTTCCTTTTTGGCATATTGATACAGGAAACTGGCGCAAAGACCCTGAGATGGTTACTAAAATCAGAGGCTTCTTAAAAGAATTTAGTAAATACAATTACACTCATCATTGTGTTGGCAATAAAGGAATTGACGAGATTGTTTCTTTTATTCGCAGATGGTATTACAGTAAGGTTGGAAGAGGGAATCCTGCACTTATTTGCTATGATTATGTTAAACTTACCGGAGAAAAGGTGGGT